CTTGATGAATCGCCACCTGCAAGCCTAACATTAATTCCTGCTTCGACTGGCTTGTAAACTTGAAGCCCTCGATCGCTAATCCTTCGCGCTGTAATTGCTCGACCACTGGATCGCCTACGCCGGTGCTATCAATTAACATCGGCGCTTTTGGCAATTGACGGATTTTATTCTGAGTGCTTGCCCAGTCGCTTTGAAATCGCTCAAAATAAGCCACATGACCATTATTGTCTAATCCGATAATTACAGTCCAGTCGCTGTACTTTGCCAAATCTATTCCGTAACATTTAACATTTTCATGAGACATGGCAGAAACGCACCTAGATAGCGCCTGAGATCCGAATGGATTCGCGCTGTTCTCTGCTGGGTTTGCCATATACTCCTGCTCAAATACCACCTCAGGCAAAGCTAGTCTAGCTGAGTCGATCTCTTCGTCTGCAATGTGTGGATTATCGTAGGAGCTGTATTTGAATGACTCCCATTCACCAGAAGGATCGAGTCCTTTAAGGTAGAGTGAGTAGAAGAAATTCTTTCCTTTCGGAGTCGATAAAAATATCGCCTTCCCTTGGAAGTCTGTGAGCGTTGGTCTGATCGCATTATTCCAGCCATCTTCCAGGTTAGGAATGAAGGACGCCTCATCAATGATCACATAGTGAAACTTTAAACCCCTGAGATTATCCAGGCGCTCGCCAGTAAAGAATCTGATCGAGCCTCCAGTGATTAGCTTGAATGTCAGATCGGATCGGTTAGGGATCGCTACGTTTGCCGGCATCAATAAGGCCAGCTCATCGAAGAACGCCTTTGCTAGTAAGTAAGTCGGCGTGATGTAAGCGACGCGCTTGCCTTGCATGGATTCTAGGCATGTGATTACCTGGCAGATTAAGGACTTCCCCCATCGTCTGCCGGACATTAACACCTTGAACCTTGCTTTTGAGTTTAAGACCTTCGCTTGGTTAGTGTGTGGTCTAGGAAGTGTGATCTTCGTTTGCAAAGCTTATGATTACTTCTTGTTTCTCTTCGTTCTTAGCTCGATCCGTCCATCCTAAGAGATTCTTAGCGTAGAAGATACCCTTTCCTTCATTGGCCACAATATCGGCCGCTAGAGCTCGAAACATTTCGTCGATCTCTTTGACTTCTTTGTGTAGTGGATGATCAGAATTGCCTAGGACATTGTACCAATTCGAGCGCTTGTAAAATTGAGCGCCTTGTCTTGGTAGCCATATAAGTAAAAAGTAGCTGATCGTAGGCAAGTGACGCTCACGAATGATCCGTACTCCTGCCCCAGTTGCTACTTCCTTAGTAGAATCAAGGCAATAGTCGATGTATTTATTCGCCCACTCCAGAATCAGGTCAGCTTCTCTGATTTTCTCGACTGGTTTTTTAGTGCTTACTGGTTTTTTCTCTTTCATTTTTTGAATAATAAGGTCCAATCAGTCGGTATAGTTAGGCGATTATAAAGCGAATATCCATATTCTGCCATAAATTCGATCCACTCGTCGGTCTGTTTTATGTTAATATGGCCCCACCAGGCATCGAATTCTTCTGTCGTAGTGTAAGGAGTTGAAGAAAGAAGCAGGTAATTAGCCTCGATACTCTCCAAATACTCGTTGATCTGCTCGTCTGTTAGGTGTTCAAACACCTCGATCGAGACAATCATTCCACATTTACCAGGATAATCACCTAAATCTTTCAGGTTTATTCCCCTAGATCGCGCAAAGTCTCTGTGATACTTGTTAGGCTCGATGCCGTGATACTGTATTCCTTTGTGTTCTAAGCATTCGCCTAGCGTTCCCATGCCTGCACCGATCTCGATCACAGACTGCGCATAGTTTTTAATGATGTTCGCCGTGCCATCCATAAGAGCCCAGTATTCTGGATTATCTGGTGTCACTCCTATGCTGATCTCGTAATCGAAAAACTCCTTTTCAGTTGCTTGCATTACTCTATTAGTTTGGAGTAAGTAGCAAATCTTGCCTCGTTAATTTTAAAGATATCGTAATGTTCGCGGACATATTCCCCATTCCGATAGCCATAGTCATCGCGCATCTGCTTACTGAATGCCATTCGCTTAATGTCTCGCTCCCAGTTATCGACCTCGAAGATTGTAGGGATATCGTCATAAGGCGCGCGCTTGTAGGTTAGGATCGGGATGTTTTTCGCTCCTGCCTCCAGCGCTTTAAGATTAGACTTTAGTCTGTTAAATTTATTATCCAGCAAAGGAACTAGAAGCATGTCGGCCTCAAGGTAAAAATTCATGTATAGATCGACCGGCATCGACTCGAGGATCTTGTAGTCAAGCTTCTCGTTTGCCGTGTAGATATTTCCCATCTGAACCCAGTGCCACTTATTAAAATTATTCCATCCACACAGAAGCATCCTGGTATTCTCTCTGAATACCCTAGACTTCGCCAGCTCTTTGATCGGTTTCTTGAGTTGCTGAATATCCGGGTAGTGAGTGATCGATCCAGTATGTGCGATCGTGACTTTCTCATTCTCCTTCCTGATCGCCGTGAATTGATCCTTGTCAAATGGCAAAGCGTTTGGAAGTACCTCGCAGTTTTTATTGATCTGGATGATCTCCAAGCGGAGGCGATTGTGAGTCGTTGTAACCAGGTCAGCGAAACGAATGTAATCCTTGATGATCCTAGTCACTCCAAGCTTTCGATAGGTAGGCGCGCTTAGATGCTTATCGAACAGAGTCCAGTAGTCATCAATGTCTACCACCAATTTAAAGCCAAACTTCTGGCGCCATTCCAGGAGCTGAAGAAGTGGCGTCGATTCTAAGAATCGATTTACCACTACGACGTTAAAATTCTTTTCTTTCAATAGGTCCTCTGTGATCGTGTCAGCGATCAGGCAGTATTCCTTTTCCATGATCGACAAAGGAAGCGCCAGTCTGTGGTATGTTACGCCACTATTTTGACTTCCTACCGCGAGGATTCTTAGCTTGGATTTTGTCATTTGGTTGGTTGGTTGGTTGGACTTGTTGAGCTGAGATTACATTCTCGTAGTGATGCTTTAATCGCTTGAGCATGTCGAAGACACAGCCTCCGCACCAGGCGTTTAGGACATAGCTTGGATCCAGTGATCGCTTGTAGATTTCGTGATACTCATTGAGGACCGCGTGATCTAGGTTTCGAGTATATCCAAGCGCTACCGATTCGAAGTTGATGATATTGTCTTGGATGAATTTGATGTCTTTTTCTGTCATTATAATCTCATTAAAATTCTATAAATAATAGCACAAAAAATTCCTGAACCAAAGCTAATAAACATAATCTCACATAATTCTACCGGAGCAAATATCAATGCAAGAGCAGTCCAAAATCCTAGGCATGGCGCGCAGTTGAATGGCTTAAAGTTTAGGCTTAAGCTTTGGTGCAAATTGTTCATATTCCAGAACGTAACGAAAGCCACTGAGGCGATAAGCTGAATCATGATTTAAACATCTATGTGAATGAGAAAACTAATTTTGCTTTTCAATGTAGGATACTTGTCAAGTAACCAAAGAGTTAAAGCATCTGGCTCTGAATCATCAATATGATATTCTTCATAAGTAGGAGCATTATCTGGACCACCAGGAAGATACTCATGCAATTCAAAAGGAATCTCCGAAAGATTAATCACTGATTTAGTTATTGTTCTCATTTTATTTCTATTTTATAGAGAGCTTCTTTTACTTCCAGGTAATAACATTTATCGTCCATCCTCTTCGACATGTCGATAAACTTCTGGCACATAAACAGAGCGCACTCTCGAGCCATTAGTTTGGAGCCAGTAAAGTAAAGGCAATTATTGAACAGCTCTCTTGCTGTCTCATCTGGCTTCTTATTCATCCTTGAGTTTCTTTTTGATTAACGTGATAGTTTTGACGATCGACTGGTATGGTATTTTTGTTTTCCTATGCAATTCCATTTGATTAAAATTGCATTGAATATATTCTTCTAGTAATGTATTCTCATACCAACATAAACGCTTTCTATTCTTATCTATATTATCAAATAGTATCTCTTTTTCAATTTTAGAATTGTCTACTGTATCTTCTAAATTATTAAAATTCTCTAAAGTTTCATATTTTGCTCTAAAATTTCTATAAAAAATATCAGTATGCTTAGAAGAGTAGATCATGTTTAACATGGCTCTAACCAGGTAGAACTTGAGCGCGTTGTTCTCGTAAAGATTCCAGAATTTCTCATCGCTTAGAGTGCAAAGTGAGATGAACATCTCTTGCCTAAGATCGTCGCGGAGGCTAGCCGGTTGCATCTTGCGAAGCGCCTGGCTTATATCCTTCGAAAGATACAGCTCCTCGATTATCTCGTTTCTAGTCTTCACTATAAATCCTCTGGTAAACTAGCGATGTAAGCTTCGACTTCCTTCACGATCTTCTTCGTATTTTCGATTTCGTACTTTAAGTACTCCATCGCTTTCTCAAGATCCTGAAGACGATCTTGTTTCTTGCCTGCTCTTAGAACGTACTTGACTACGTTACCTAGGGAGAACCCAAGCCCAAAAGCATCGATCACGTCAATCGCCTGGAGTCCTCCCTTTCCTTGATAGTGATCAGGTTTAACCACTTGTTCAGCGTTATTATTCATTGGTATTTCGTTTGGTTATGTAAATATTATAAAATTATTTTTAAAACTCCAAATTTATACCGTAATTTTTTAATAATATATTTAGCTGAGTATTAAGACCTTCGCTCTTGGTCTCTGACATTTCGGTCATTTCCAAGCCCAGGCGAAAGAATAGGATCATAAGCTTCCCAGCATCCAGGTACTGATCAGTGACCTCTCCGCTCGGATCGCCTTTGTAGATCTCCTGCTCGATCTTGAGCAATTCATCCAAGACGCTATTTGATTTCATCTTCAGCGACTGGCGATTGAAGATCGACGGACGGAAGTCTGCCTCGATGTGATCGATCAGCGCGTTGATTAGTCCAGCGTAGATAATAATCGTTTCTTTTTCTTTTAGCTTTGCCATTTTAAAATAGTGTTAATTGGTCTGTGTGTTGTTTAAATCTTTTCTCTGATGCTTTGAAATAGTCTTCGTCTAGCTCGAAGCCAGTGAACTCGAAGCCTAAGTCATAAGCAGCAATCCTTGAGCTTCCAGATCCTAAGTGAGTGTCCAGGATCTTATCTCCTTCTTTAGCGTATTTATTTAAAATCCACTTATAAAGCTTGACCGGCTTTTGAGTAGGATGTATTCTATAAGTATCAGCATTTTGTGGTCTCATGTAAAAAGTCTTTGCGCTTTCATTTAATGAAGTCCAAGCAAGCTCGCAAGATGCAAAAGAAACATCTTCAGGCTGTTGCTTATCCCAAATCAAAAAGCATCTAGTAGGAGGTAAATTAAAATAATTACCGCCCCAAATTATTTGATTTTTACTTATACGATTAAGCTCTATAAAATAATCTTCATTTGGAATTTCTAAATCCCAGCTTTTACCTTTGCCTCCGTAGTGTCCTAGCCGTCCACTAGAATTAATGTCTATCCCATAAGGCGGATCTACAATCGCCAACTCAAAGTGATTGTCCGGATATTGCTTCATTCCATCGATGCAATCCATATTAAATACTTCTGATTTCGTCTTCATTTGTTTTTATTTAAATAGTCCTTTATTCTTTTGGTCCTCAGGAAGGCAGCCCTCCGCTCGGATCCATGATTGTTTAAAATCCTTAATAGATTGATTCTAAGCGAATGATTTACGTCATTGATACGAACACCAGGCAAAGTAATAGATCTCGTCTCTCGTGTCAATTCTGACTCGATCCATGCGATGCATAGCTTATAATTGTCCGGCAGATTTTTATTAGTGTCCATTTATAAGATTAAAGTTTCTCTGGAAGCTTATATCTTTCCGTCAAATATACAATGAAGTGCGAAGCTCCAATATAGCCTTCATCACAATAATCTTCCCATATAGAAGTCCAAGTGACTTCTCTCTCTGGTTGCTCTTGAGTAAACCCGATTAATTCTACTGAATATGCGCTAAAAGACAATAATTCTAAATCTTCTCCAAAAAGCTCTGCATATTTATCTTTAAATGTAACCGTAACAATTTTATCAGTTGAAGCCACGACTTTGCCCCAGCCAAATTTGTGATGATACACTTCATCTCCCATTCTAAAAATTCTTTCCATTTTATTTTCCATTTTATTTTTCGTTTATCGGTTTAATCTCAAACTCAATTCTAGGATGTAGCTTATCGATGTGCTTCCTCATGACCAGGACCGAACAGAGTCGATCATTCTGGATCATGCCACAATTCTGGAGGCAGTCAAGTATTACCTTCGCCGCGTTGTCCAGATCAGATCTGTTAGATTGGAAGTAGACATCGATCCAGATCTGGAAGGGTTCCGTAATTGTAATTACTTTGTGCTTACGAATCTGCCACTCGAAGCTCACTTCATATTCCTTTAGATCAATGGTCTTATAGAGGCGATTGCCTCCAATCCGGTATCCGTTTGACTTGCTAGGCACCTGGCCTTTGATAGTGATCATTTGCGACTTGATTTATAAAATGTAAATACGTCAGAACATTCGCGTAAATCTGTTTCTAAATTATGTTCAATACCATTAATTTTAAATACAGTTAAATAACAATACTGCTTATTATTATTTGATATTCTGCCATCATTTATAACTTCTTTAACACATTCTAAAACAGTAATATCTGATATATCTGTATTGTTTTTTATTATTATCTTGCTCATATATCTTTTACAAAAGTTCCGTTTTCCATTTTTCCAGTTCTTTTAGCGATTACTTGATATGCTGAGTTAATACAGTCTTCTATTTTATAACCTTTTAATGCTGCAAGATTAGTTAAAACGACAACGCAGTCACCGATAGCATCAATAAACTCATCATCATCATTTTTAAGAATTGCTTTTGCTAATTCTCCAGCTTCTTCTTGAAGCTTTATATACTGTGTTTTAGGATCTCCTGACGCATAAATACCTTTATTGTTTGCCCAGTTTCTAATACTATTAAATTCTTCTGTTAATTTCATTTTTATTTATTTTTTAAGTTAAAATGTCTTTGATAAATATGCATGTTACATACAAAGTGCGTGTAAATACCTATATCTAGCGATAATTCTTCAGCAACTAGCATCTGTAATTTACTAAAACAATATTGATCATTGCAAAATCCATACACTAAATCGTTGCTTCTCATCATTACTTGCATGTTAAGTTTGCCATTAGTAATATAGAAGTTGATAGCGTATGTGCATACTGTATCTTTAGAATATAGATCTATTTCTTTTCCATCATATAAAGAAATACTTGCCTTTCTTGTAGTAGGATCTTTTTTAAGAATATTTATAACCTTTCTAAGTTGATCATTTCTGTTCCATTGGTAACCATAATTAGAATTTACATTACCTTGATAATCCATCATAGATTTCCATATAGATGCTCTTTTAGATATTTCTTCCGCGTTAGGATTTGCAGATAAATACCAGTCCCATTCGAAGTCAGCGTAACTTTTACTCCATTTTCTATAAGGAGTTTCTATTGTATTTAAATCAGGTCTTTTTATTTCAATTAAAGTGTTAAAAATTTGTTTGGTTCCATTATCACAGTCTTCTCCATCTTGTAATATATAATCAAACAAAATCTCGAAAGCTTCTTGAGCTTTATCAACAGTTATTGTTTTCATTTTCTATTTATTTAAATAATCATTCATGCTTGCCATGTAAGCAACAGCATCTAATAAATTGTCCTCTTTGTGATTGTATGATTCCCTTGATAGTTTTAAAGCTATTAAAGCCTTATACATCTCTACTGCAGATACATTTAAACCAGTCATTCCATTAAATATACTTGCTGCTCTTTCCATACCCTCTTGAAAAGGTCCATACATTCTTTCTTTCTCTTCGGACCTTTCATTAATAATCTTATTTGCTTCTATTAAAATATTCATTTTTTTTTAAAATTTAGATGTTTCAAAATCACTTTTTATAATATTCAAAGAAGTTTCTTTATTTACTTCTTTATATTCCGTAAGCTCATTATAAGAATCCGCGATCCGGTTAGTCGTAATATCCACATAGCGATCAATCGTGCAAGTCTCGCCGTCTCGATTTTTTAGGATCACATAGTTAAGGATATTATCATCCGGTCCTTTAGCCGTATTGTTAGCCCTAGCGTCGGTGTATTTATAGTAATCGTCGCGATATAGTCCGATTACTGCGATTGCATCCTGCTCTACATTACCAGAGCTTCTAATGTCTGAGAGCTGTGGAAGTCTTGATGATCTTCCCTCGATTCCCCTGGATAGCTGAGACAAAGCGATGATCGGAATCTTTAACTTCCTGGTTAGCTTCTGGATCTTATTCGATACGGAAGAAACCTGAGCAAAATCTGACTGATCCTTGAGCTGATTGTCTCTTATCAGTTGAAGGTAGTCGATGACTACCAGGTCAATTTTATTTCGCTTGGCCTCCGATGTCAGGATCATAGACAGATAGTTGATGTCCCGATTATCGGAGTCATAGAAGAAGATCGGAAGCGATTTAAGGATCGACGCGTTCGAGTTTCGGATTTTAAGTATATCGTCTGGCTTCACTCGGTTAGCTTTTAGATCGCTGTATTTATAGTCGCAATTCTCGGAGCTGATAAGACGATACATGAGCGACTCCTTTGGCATTTCAAGCGAAAGGAATAAAACTCGTTTACCAGATTTAGCAGCGCTCTTAGCGTGTTGCAATCCAGCGACAGTCTTTCCCATACCTGGACGCCCAGCGATGACCGTCATCCCTTCCTGGAATCCTCCAAGGATATAGTTAAGTTCACGAGATCCAGTGTCGATCCCTGAGAATTTTATCTTTCCAGCGTTTGCCTCTAGTCGATTGATCACATCGTCGTAAAGATTAGCAATGTCGAACACCTCTGTCGATTCGATAGATCGCTCTAGTGAGTCCATCTCCTTCTCGATGATCGTCTGTAAGTCTGAGACTTCTTTGTTATCTAGGATCGCTGCCTGGATCTTGAAGGCAAGATCGTGAAATCTTCTCTTTCCTTCTGTCTCTTTTAGTGCATAGCACGAATCTTCCAGGTTGATCACTCTGTCTGGCATTAGTTTTAGGACCAGCTCAGAAGAAATTCCTTTTTCCTTTTCTTTGCTTTTAAGGACACGAAATACATCCGCTCTAGTGATCCTCTTATCTTCTAGAGATAGTTCCTTAAACGCTAAATATGATGCCTTGAATAAAGTGTCAGTAAACGATTCAGCATTGATTATTTTGTCAGCCTCCGAAAATAAGTGAGGATAGCTGAGTAAGTGAGCGATGATATCCTTCTCCAGGTGTAGATCGCTAAGGTTTAGTTTTAAAGCCATTCTTTATTTATTATAGGTTTGTCGTTCAAAGGTAAAGGATTATTTTGATTTCTTCCTAATCCTGGAAGCTCATCGTTGAAGCACTTCCCATTTAGATAGGTAAGTGGATTCTTTCGATATTGAATATCTGGATTAGCTCCGACGTATCGATTTATGGTCTCCAGGATTTTATCGATCTCTTGCTTCTTTAATTTCTTCCAAGCCTTTTCGCATTTTACACGATCGACTTTCTTTCCGTAAGAATTCCAGAAGATTTCAAACTCATCGCTTTTATATTCTTCTTCTTCTTCTTTTTCTTTTTCTTCTTCTTCTTCTTCTTGCGATTCAGTATCCATACTGTATAGATACTGTATCAATACTCTATTCTTGACGTTCTTTAGCTCTTTTTCAACACATGACAAAACCTTAGGAGAATTCGAGTCATTGAACTTAACCCAGTTCAAAAGCGCGATTTCATTCGTCTCTTTTGAGAATCTGATTTTGTTTTTCTCCTGGAAGAAATCTAATAATTTAAGTACCGTCTCTGAGTTGTATCCAGTATCGAAGCATATTTTTCTGATTGATGTTTCGTATATTCCACACTGGGTAGTCTTGTCATTGGTCATCAAATACAAGTAAAAGTATTTCTGCTCTGGAGTTAGATCTCCGATGAAGGAATCACTCCAGAAAGTGACCGATATTTTTCTAAATGCTGCCATATTATTTATAAGTTTTATCAATAATATATTTAGCTATTAAATAAAATAACTCTCTTAAAACTAATGGAGTCCATACACTATACCAGCTCCAGTCAATTTGATTAGTTAATTTCAATGTTATTAAGATTAAAGTTAAAATCTCAATAAAACTTAGATTGTTTGAATTTTTCATTTTAGTAAAATAAAAAAGCCAGCTGAGTGAGAGATCAGACTGGCTTAGTGGTTTTTTAACCCGTATTCACCGGAAGACTCTCACCCCTTCCGCTGAATATGTTCGAATTTAAAACAAAATTTTTAA